GTCGGTGGCCGAGACGGCCCAGCGGGCCCAGGAGACCGAACAGGCGATCGCCATGCGCCCACACCGGCTATGCGTGGAACATATCCACCTAATGTTTCACGAACTCGTCGCACATCCACCAGCAATATGTCGAACGCCGCGCCCGCCCCTGCAGCCGACCTGCCCCCCCCAAACAAAAAGGGCGCTTGACGCGCCCCATGTTCATTCCTCGTTTGTCTGTTTCTTCCGTCCCCGCAAAAGCTCCAGTGCTGCCTGTAGCGTCTCCACAGTCTTCTCGAGCGCCGCAATGCGTCCTTCAAGCCCGTCTCCTTCCGAAACGTCCTTTTCTGCCACATACGCATCGCTAAAGGCGCTCGCGGTCATGACTCGTGCAGTCCCATGCTCGAAGACGATGGCATCGCCCAAGCCAAGCGTGCCGCTACTGCTACCAAGTGTCACCCGGACTCGCGGTGCAGTGCCTGCGCCGCCCGCAACCTTGAGCACCTGCCCGCCAGCCTCAACCACCTCCGTCTCAAGCGCCGCGAAGTTGTCGGTTGCCCCATCCACCCCGCCTTCCACGGCGATGTACTGGAACGCGGGTACCGGTTTCTCGTATCGGTAAACTTTCATGTGTCCTCCAAAAGACAATTAAACCAAACCTCCCCCGCAAGGTGCGAAAAAGGCTTTTGCATTCTAACAGTTATACATCCGCCCACCAACCTTCCCACGCCCCGAACCTGCATTTATAATCCCTCCCGCCAGTTGCAGGTGCAGTCAACCTCCCCCCGGAGACAAGGCTGCGTCCCGTACCGCCTGCAACTGGCGTTCCCGAATGTTTCTTCTTATAATTCCCGTACTTCCAGCCACATAGCCAAAGTACGGGAATTTTTTATGTCCGCCCAAACACTCTCCGATGCAATCGACCTGACCCGCGCGGCGTTAGCCAGCCTGCGTGCGGGCAACACCCCTTCCCCACCTCCCCCCGCATCCCCCCTTCCCCCCCGCCAAACTCCGACTACTCCCCACGCATCCACCCCGTCCACCCCCTCTCCCGAAACGTTCACGCCCGCCAAAAGGGCGGAGGTTGCAGACCCCTCCCTCTGGGAGGTGCTGGCGTCCGACCTTGCGCTTAACCTCTACCCGGACGAGTACGTTGCAGAACGTTACCGGCTCACCCTACCGACCCTTGCAGCCACAAGGGCCAACCCGTTTTTCGCCCTGATTCTTGTAGCCAAACAGGAAGAAGTCGCTCGCCTGCGGGAAGAACAGCAGGATGCAGAGTTCGTCCTCAAGCAGCGCTATATCGTCGCCCGTGCAACGGGCGAGCTGCTTCGCCGCCTGACCTCCGGCGAGGCATCTGACAAGGACTTTAATGCCCTGTTTCGCACAGCGGTTCACTACGCCAAGCTGGAGCCGCCCACGCCTGATGCGGTTCTGCGCGCACAAACGGCAGCCGAGTTGCAGGCCAACCAGTTGCAGGCTCAAGCCCAACAGACACAAATCGCGATAGGCACTGCTTCTGACGGCGCCACGCAGGTCGTCTTCAACATTGCGGGCGTGCCGGGGCTGACCCATCTGTCCACTCCCGTCTCCTCTGCCGACCCCATCCCACCCATCGACCTCCCCCCTGCCGACCTCGAAGAACCCATAGACCCCGACGATGACGACCTATAAAGCCTATCCCACCCTCGCCCGGCTCCATGCAGACTACGCCAGTTATTTCAACCGCTTCGTCGCGGGTCCCCCGGGAAGCGGCAAGTCGGTCGGCTGCTGTATCGAGCTGCTGTCCATCGCGCTTCGGCAGGAACCCACACCGGAAGGCATCCGCCCGACCAAGTTCGGGATTATCCGCTCAACCTACGGCGAGCTGGAGCGGACGACGCTAGAGACGCTGCGCCAGTGGCTGCCCGTGCAGTACACGAAAATTACCCGCAGCAAGCCGATTGTTGTGCATACCCGCCTGCCGCTGCCGGACAACACCATCGCCGACATCCGTTTTGAGCTGATTGCAATTGAGTCGCCCTTTGACCTCGGTAAGCTGGATTCTTACGAAGCAACCGCCATATGGCTGAACGAGATGACCGGTCTGCCCGCGGAAGTCGTGGGCAAGGCGGGCGAACGGGTAGGCCGCTATCCGCCTGCCAATATGTGGAACGACGGCGCTTCCCACATCACCAGCTACTGTGTGATTGGCGACTACAACTACCCGCCCAAAGACCACTGGCTGGTGCCGTACTTGCATGAGGGTGTCCTCCCGCCCAACACCATGCTCTACGAACAGCCAGCCGCCCTGCTCGAACACGTTGACCCCGAAGATGGCACCACGACTTACACCATCAACCCCGATGCGGAAAACCTGACAAACCTCGACAACGGGCAGAAGTATCTGAACGACCTCGCCACTTACCAGCGCATGGGGCAGTGGGATACCATTCAGACCCGCCTGCTGTGCAGGTATGGGCGGGCAGGGGGTGACGGCAAGGCGGTCATCACCAGCTTCGCGCCCGACTTTCATGTCGCCCATGAGCCGCTCTCGCCCGCCCGCCTGACCGATTGCCTCGTTTCTATCGATACATCTGGCATCCATCCATGTGCGCTCATTTGGCAGTACGCCCGCTCGAAGTGGCACATCGCCGACGGGATGTACGGCGAGGAAATGGGCTTCGAGGAGTTCCTTGACGACGTGCTGATTCCGACGCTCACTACCCGCTATCCCGCCTGTGATGTGCTGTGCGTTTGCGACCCGGCAAACGCCCGCGACGCGCGAACTGCCATCACGCCCATCGACCTCATCATCGAGCGCGGCTACGAGGCGGTACCTGCTCCTACCAACCGCTTCCGTGAGCGGGTGCAGGCGTGCGAGATACTGCTTAACCGGCGCGAGAAAGGCAGCCTCCTCATCAGCCCGGACATGACCCTGCTCATCGACGCGCTTGACGGTGCATATCAGTACAGGAAGCTGAAAACGGCAGGCATCGGCACGGTGTATTCGGGACAGCCGGACAAGAACAAGTACAGCCACTGGGCCGATGCGTTTCAGTACGGCGCGCTACACATCACCACAACAACCGTCAGCGATGATATGCTCTCCCGTGCGCGGGCAATTGCAGCCAACAGTTTCCATCGTGCCACGCGGTAGCCACGCATAGCCACGCATAGCCACGCATAGCCACGCATAGCCACGCATAGCCAAAACAAAAGGATATCCACTCATGGCAAAGATAATCAACGAAGCCGAAAATGCAGATACCACCCTCGTTGTAACCCGTGTCGAACACAAGTTGGAGCCGCGAACGGCGCTTGCCCGTGAGGTCATGCGCCAGTTTCGTGCAGCGCAGCTTGCCAAGAAAGCCCAACGCTGCGGCGAGTATGCGCTGGAGGAGTTGCTGAAAGCCTGTTACGACGCCCGCGACGCCCGACCCTCGTGCGATGAACTCGCCTTGCGCGAGAAGTATCCGCCGTGGGCGGCGATGCCCGTCAGCCTCGTCTCATTCAAGACGAATATCCTCGTCAGCCTCGTGCGGGAAACGCTTACCGATGTCGCCCGTGCGCCGTTTATCGTCGAGCCGACCCCTGACCCCGACTTGCCCGAAGACGAGAAGCGCCGCATCGCCCAGGAGGTGTTGCAGGAAGTGCTGGCGCAAGCCGAGGCAGTTGCAGTTGAGCAGCAAGCCTTTGTGGCAGGAGCAGCAAGCGCCGGTTCCTCCCTTGACGATGCGTTTGCCTCATCTGACTTGCCAGCCATCGACCCGGACGCCATCCTTGCGTTGATGAAGACCAAAAAGCGCGAGTTGTTGGATGCGACCAAAGCCCATGCTGTCGCGCAGGCCAAGAAGCTGGAAACAGCTCTATACGATAAGACGACCGAGGGTGGTTATCGCCGTGCGGTGCTGGAGTTCACCGACGACTTCGCTACTTACCCCTTCGCCTGTATGCACGGGCCGTTTCCGACTATCCGCGAGGAAGCGGTATGGAAGACCAACAAGTTTGCCTCGGAGAAGCGTGTGGTGTGGGCGTTCGAGCGTGTCAGTCCCTTTGACCTGTACTGGACGCCGGACAGCACAAACACACAGGATGGCACGGCGGTTTTCATCCGCAAGAAGGTGGGATATGACTACCTCTACGATTGCAGGCGGCTTGCGAAGGACGACCCTGATTCCGGCTACATCCGCGCTGCGCTTGACGAACTCATAGAAGATACCCATGAGGGTTACATCCCGCGTGAGTGGATTGACTTCTTCAGTCAGAACCCGGAAACGCGCACACCGATGCTGGCGTGGCACCGGGGCGAGAGTGCGGAGATTCTGATTCGCTACGGGCGTTTCAGCGGCTACGACCTGAAGGAAATGGGTTTTGCCGACATCGAGGACGACCGCCTCTACGAGACCAAGATTATCCTCTGTGGCGGGCAGGTGATTTTCTGTCAGATTAACAACAATCCCGGGCAATACCGGAGACCGGTGTTCACTGCGTCTTTCGAGAGCCGCAACAACTCAATCGTCGGTTGCGGATTGGGACAGAAGCTGCTGCCGCTTGAGCGCGCATACAAGGCTTGTATCAACCTCGCCATGTATAACCTGTCGCTTTCCAGCGAGCCGGTGACGGAGGTGGAAGTAACGCGGATACTCAAATATATGCCGGAGGAGTGGACAAATAACCCGGTCATCGCGCCGGGGATGGTGGTGACTGCCGATGGCGACCGCATGGGCAACGGTTCACGCGCCATCAAGTTCACGCAGGTGCCAGCCATCACCGATGCCGCCTTGCGCATGGCGACCTACATTTTCGAGCAAGCACACGTCATTAGCAACATTCCTGCCGCCCTGCACGGTCAGCCGGTAGGCAGCGGTGCCAACCGCACGGTGCGCGGGCTGCTCACGCTTCAGGGTAACACGCTGAAGCCGATACAGTCGGCGCTGATGAATCTTGACCTCGGCGTCATCGAGCCGATGGTGTCGCTCCTGTACATGATGCTGGTTATGTACGACGATGATTTTACCTACAGCGGTGACTGCAAGATTGTCGCCAAAGGAGCTGCGAGCATGGTCGAGCGCGAGATGGACAAGCAGGAAGCGATGGAGACGGTGCAGGTGCTGGGCCAGCTTGGCGACCTTGTACCGCCGGGGGTGATAAAAAAAGCGACGGAGAAACTTCTCGTCGCTTTGGGTGTGGCCGATGCAGAACAGTTCGCGCAATCAGCCCAAGCTCTGCCTGCCATCACGCCGCAGGGTCAGCCGGGTGTTCCGGGACAGACGCCAGCCGATATTGTCTCGCCTGCTTCTGTCGCCTCCGCTGCACCTGCGCCACAAGAGCAACCGTCGCCAGTTTCCTAACCGCGCTTCAGTTGTTCGTGTGCTACCTCGGCAATGCGTACCAGCGCGTCCCAGAGGCGGTTGTTTTTTGGTGGCGGGATAATTACCGGGTCGTGCCAGTACAGGCGGCGTACGCCGCCGTATGAGCCGTCAGCGCCATAGGCGAAGCGGGTGCCGTTCGGGAAGCGGACGTGGATGGCGTTGAACGAGGTGCTGATGACGGTACCGTAGCCATGCACGACGTCGTACACTTGGTCGTCGGCGGACAGGTTTTCGTTGTCGAGTGTTGCCATGTTAAAATATCCTTTTGAAGTTACTGGAGAAGGTTATGAGATTACCACCCCCTTTGCGAAAAATCCACGACAGGTTTGTTGGCTGGGCGTCTGCACAACGCTGGGTGAACGATTACCTGATTGCGTGGGTCACGGAAGAAGACGGACAGGAAGTGGCGTGCATCTATTGCACAATCGTTCGCAATGCCCTAATATTCGGATTTATAGGGTTTATTTTGGGACTGTTGGTATAAATGCGTAAAGTCAGGACAGCGGCGGTGGTTAAGACCCTGCCAGCACATGATATCGGCTTGAGCCATGACTTCCACGGCAAGGTCATCGAGTTCAATGACAACGTGCCGGAGGAGAGGGTGATTTTTCCTGTTCCCGAAAAGTACAGTTCGTTGTTGGTCAATGACCCGCAGACGATGTTTGTCGTGACCGGCTACGACCTGACGGATAATACCGAAGTCGGCTTTTACAAGATTTCCCGTAGCGCCGGGGTTCCGGTACAGGGTGACGGTGGCTGTTGTCCGCAGGCACGCATCGGGCGCGGGGTAACGTTGCGCCGGGTGTTGCTCCCCTGCTGGAAGCTCGACCGGTGCAATCCGGTGTTTGTTATCAAGACGCCGGGAATTTATGAGGTGGTTGTGTCCGGGGATACGGCGGATGTGCAGCTCACCGCGATGCGTTTCCCGATGCAGGAAGTAAACCATTTTGCGCAAGTGGCGCCATGTGATTGCGGAGGAAAAGGTGAGAGACCGAAGGGCTGAACCGGAGTATTTTTACCGGATAATTTTTGACAAGAAGACGGCCGCCGTCGAGGAATCGGGCAAGCGGGCATATTCATCCATTTTCTATATGCCGCCGGGAAAGGCAGCGGTGATTTCCCTGTACAACGCCCAGTCACGGTTGGAGCTGGAGAAAGACCCGAATGACCCGAACAAATCGAAGCTGACCGAGAAGGGATGCTTTGTCCTGCACAAACTTTCGTTTGGCGAGACCAGCGAAGTGACCCGCCGGTTGCAATGCCACGAGTTAATCAGCTTGCGGGATATTTACGAGTTGCAACGGGCGACACAAAGAATCTTCCATGAGCCGGTAATTACCTGCAAGGAACAATGGACAATGGACGGTTGCAACAATTACAAGGTGCTGACCGTTCCCGGATTTTATATGTTTGCCCAAGATGACATGGAGCAGTTGGAATCGGCATATATGGAAGTGGCGATAATGCCGGTTGAGGATATGGTATTAACCACTGATGCAATTAAATTTGGAGCCTTGTTATGAGCTGCGGATACAGTATAAACATTAAAGAAATCGTCGATGAAATCATGAAAGTCTTGCCGAAAGGTGAGGATGATTATGTAGAATCCGGCGAGGTAATAAATGGCGGCAAGATGCTGCGGCTGACCCGCAAGAAAGGCGGTACGATTGATATTGCCTTGCCGACTCCTCCGACTGTGGATGATATCTATATCAACAAGGCGGAAATCGTTGCCAATGGCCCGAACAAGGATTTGGTGCTGACCAATAACAAGGGCGAGAAGCTGTCTGTTACCCTTCCAACGGAATCAGCGCCCGCTCCTGCCGAAGACAAGTACGTCACCGATTTCAGCCTTGCCAATCGTGGGGGCAAGCCGGTGCTAGAGATTCGTCGTAGCGACAACGTGACGCTGACGGCGAGCCTGCCGGAAAACTCTGGCGGCGGTGGCGGCTCCGGCACGGATGACTATGTAACTGCTGGCGCGCTGACCGTACAACGGGAAAAGGGCGGCGCAGAAGGCCGCAAGATGTTCTACGCTAACCTGAAATTGACTCGCAAGGGCGGCGGTGAAGTTGATGTAGATATGAGTAAGTTGATTTCCACCGCGCAGGATAACCCTGAATTTACGCCGCGCATGGATATTAATAACGAGCTTTCGCGGGTGGTCAAGGCTGACGGGTACTACGTTACCGCGCCAGAAACAGTGCGCTGGTCGAAGGATGATTCTTCGCCCGCTGCTGTTGTGGATTTGCCCGCCCCCGCTCTGTGGTTCGATGCGTCAGGTGCCGGTACACAGGTTGCGCCGGGTAGAAAGTTGCTGCCGATTATGGATTTGCATTGGGGCAAACCATACGGCAACGACAAGATGGGTTTGACTCAAGACGCTCTTTGTTACACCCGCGCTGACGGTACCCAAAGTTGGATTTTGATTCCACAGGCCGGTGGTGGCGGTAGCGGTAGTGGTATTAGTAGTATTACGCCATCTACTACACAAAATAGAACCATTGTAGTAACCGATAATGGTGGTAACATCAGTAATATTCGGTTGCCTGATAAATGGTTTAACGGTAAAGATGGTAAAGATGGCAAAGATGGTTTTGTTTCGGTTGAGGAATATAATGCACTTGCAGAAAAAACTATTTTGTCTTCGTGGGCTGCTTCAAGTATAAGAAAGGGATTTGACACGTCCATTTTGCAGGGAGGAAAGTATGATTACATCCCATTTGGAGTATTTACTACTGCGGATGGAAAACCCTCACCGTTCCAGCCAGTAAATCAATTTGCAACTATACCGCATATGGTAGGTGGGGGTAATGATTATTCTATAGTATTACTAAATCAGCCGGGCGATTCTTCAAATACAGCACATAAGCATAACCCGTTACCGTATTTGCGTAGTATAGGGCACGAGGGTGCGTTGAAGGCTATTGATGTTTTTGAGTGGAGACTTGTCGATGACCCCGATAGCTCGTCTAATAAAACATTGAGAGCTGTATATCGTGGCACGGTTTATGCACAAGATGACGTAGGTAACGGAATACTCCTCTATCCGCTGGCAGGTATGTATTTGCCTGGAGACCCGGATAAGTCAAATTATGCGGGACAAATGCCGCCAGCTTTTGAGTTTAGAATACGAAATACAAATGCTGATTACGATGTTGCATACGACCCGTCTGTGGTATTTAAGAACTCGTATCAAATTACACCCAGTGATATAAGACCAGTTTTTTAAGGAGCAAACATGAGTTGTGGAGCTTGCAAACAGGGAAACACGGGGGGCAGGATTATTCCTGTTCACCCGCGACAAAATCAGCAACAGCCGAAACAGCCGCAGGGATTACCGGCGGCTGTGCGGAACAAACTGCGGTATAACGGAAAATGAAAAAACAGTTGCTCGAACAAATCCCCACCGCCAGCAAGGATGCCTTGCTGGGGTGGTTGGATACCCGGCTTGCAGCGTGCCAGCAAGAGCAGCGTGAAGCGTCTGCTGCTTTCGTCGTAACTCTTGACGAGAAGCAGCGGGCGTCAGCGTTGTCTGCGGCAGGTGCGCAAGGTGCGTTCGAGGAGATTTATTATTTGCTGAAAGGTACGGAAAAACATGGCTGAAATATTGGCAACAGGGCGAAAGAATGCCCGTGATATCCGCCGCGCGCAACAGGCGATTGCGGCAGGCGCAACCAGCGTCAAACTTCCTGAAGATGACCCGGTGGTGTACGGGCAACAAATACCTCAACAGCCGGTGCAGACAGAACCTGCATCGGCTACATCTGCCGCGTCCGTTACCCCGGCGGCAGACGAGCCGGAAGACAACTGGCTGGACTCGCTCACGCCCTATCAGTCTGCGCCTGCACAGGCGGCGCCAGCCCCGCAGCAGCCGGAAGCGCCTGCCCAGCACACACCGACGCCGGAGGAGCAGAAAGCCAACCTGCAAGCCTTGTACGATAGCCTGCCGGAGACGGAGCCGGTGGTTGCCAAAGAGATTAACGAGCTGGTGGTTGCGCCGCAGATTGCGGAGCTGAAGGCGGAAATTGCGCGCCTCAAGGCATCCCAGCAACAGGATAGCGCCGGGCGGGCGAATGCGATTCGCCGCGAGACTAACGCCAAGATTTACAAGCACTATTCCCGTGAGAAAGCCGAGAGAATACTGGGCAGCGTGGAGTTTGCAAACTTTATGATGGAGGGTGCTGACCCGTATTTGGGCGACCCGATGAAAGCATTGAACGACGCATATCAGGATGGGAACGCTGATTACGTCATCAAGCGCCTTGACGCTTTTGTCAAGAGTCGCGGCAAGCCGCGCCCGCAAGGTGGGGCAGAGCCGCAGCAAGGTAGGGGACAAGGTGAGGTCGGCGTGCCTGAAGGGCGAGCCATCTCGGATGAGGAATACAGGGAGCTGCGGCGCAAGATTCGTGCGGCGCCTCATTTGTATCCGCCGGGGGCTTTGCGCGACCTTAGTGAACAGTACCAACGGAGTAATTAACGATGGCACAAAACAGTATGCCCGTGCAGGCGAGCGGGTATAAATCCATTTGGGATACCCCGCTTGCCAAAGGCGTGAAGTTTGCCGGTACGATTATCGACCGCAACTGGGAAGAAAGTTTTATTTCCCGCATTGCCAACACATCCATTCTGCAAGACTTGACCAAGTGCGCGCAGATGATTCAGTTCAAGAAGCCACCGCAGGCCGGCCCGTGGCGCCCGTATGAGCTGAACCAAACCCTCATTACTGACCAGCCGACGCAGGACAGTTTCTGTATCACGATTTGCGGGTCTGCCTACAAGTCACTCAAAATTGACAAGGAAGATATCCGCCGTGCGTGTGATGACTGGCCGGAGTTTGAACAGGGGTTCCTTGACGACTCATGGCGCCAGTTCGAGAACCTGCTCCATTACAGCCTGCTTGACCGGATGCAGTTGTCCGTCGGCAGCCGTAACCTCGGCGCCCGTGCGGGTCGTGACGGCAACATCAACCTCGGTACCCTGACCAGCGCGTTGCACTTGAGCCCGGACAACATTCTCAACTTCTTTACCCGCATGAAGATGGTGCTGCAACAGGCAGGTCGCTGGTATGAAGGTGAGATGTTCATGGTGGTACCGGAAGAAATGTCCGTGTTGCTGCTGGAAACGATGTTTGCCAAACAGCTTTGCTGCAACATGAGCGAAAGCCTGCTGTTCAAGGGGCTGGTTGCTACCAACATTTTGGGCTTCACCATTATTGAAAGCCAGCGTCTGCGTCCGACTATTGACCGTCAGACCAACCGTTTGGTGTATCCGATTTTGGCTGGCTGGAACGAAGCCTATGCGTTCACCGCAGACATCGTGGATGCCGACCTCGTCGAGATGGAACGCAGCTTTGGCGTGCTGTACAAAATGCTGGGTGTTTATGGTGGCGGGGTTATTTACCCTGAAGCGCTGACCAAGGCGTATGTCACCTTCTCAACTGCCGGTCTTGTACCGAACCCGTAAGGAGGATTTATGGCTCACAAACAAATGTGGTTTCAGGGGGACAAGCAAAACCTCTGTGTAGATTGTGGCGAAGGCTACCAGTTCACCTGTCCGAAGGCCAAACGTACCGCCGACGAGTATGTGCGTGGTTTCTATACGCACACCGGAGTTATCAACCCGAACACGGAGTATGATAACTACAGCAACGAAACGCCGCAGTTCAAGGCGATGAAGGACGTCAAGGTCGGTGATTATGTTTGGCTGGTGTGCGTGCCGCCGAAGCACCGTGTGCTGGACGTGTTCGCCTACAACGACACGACCCTGGTTGAACATTCACGGCTGGATTCCTTTGCAGGCATCGAGCTTGAGCTTGTCACCGGCACCTTCCATGCGGCAGACGCCGACGGTAACTGCGCCATGCTGGAAGAAACCAATATCGGCAAGCTGACCTTTCCGCAAAGTACCACGACCGACCCGGCGAAACGCCAGTTTGTGTGGAAGGCGCTTGAGGTGATGAACGACCTTGAGACGTGGTATGGCGTCGGCTTCAAGGTCGTCGCTCTGCCGCATGAAGGCGCGCTTGCTGATATTGTCGGCAAGATTGGCATTGGCGCTCACACCCTCGCCTGCGAAGCACAGACCTTTCAGTATTAAGGAGGGGTCATGGACGCAGGCAAGTCAAAAATCATGGGGCTTCATGCGAAGCCTCTTGTGGGCAACCCCGGTGCGCCGGAGAGTGCAATCAAGGGGAATACCCTTTCCAAATCAGACGTGGATTCGCCAAAGAGCATGGGCTTAAAAAAGCCTTCGATGAAGGCGAAGAAATAACACCTGCCCCTTCGGGGGCAGTTCAGTACGGGAGAGACCAAATGGCAGTAACACAACACAACGATATGCAGCAGGCGTATGCGCCGAATCCGACTATTCAGGAAGGGCAGAGTTTCCGGCAGGCATATCCGCCGATTAAATCCGATGCACCTTACCTGCTCAACCCGCACAACGGGGACGTATTTCCGAACACCGATGAGTGGGCGAAACAGTCTGATGTGCTGGTACCTTACTATGGCAGCGAGGGCAACGAGACCGTTACCGACCGGGTGAATGCGGTGCTGCGTGCAGCGGAATTGAAAGCCGGACGGACGGTGGAAGTGGATGAAGAAACCGGCGAGCTGGTGCAGGAGACCGCCCAACTGGCAGACGGCGCGTCATTGCGTGCAGCAGTCGCCGAACCGGCAGCCAAAACAGAACTGGTGGCTGACGGGGAAATGGGTGCGCTGTGAGAGGCCTGTTGCTGGGGTATGCCCAAGACCTTGATGACGCTTACCCCGGATACGAGTTTTCCATCTGGCCAGCGGAGCAACTGCTTCGGTTTTTCAACGAGGCGCTGTGCCTGATTGCCGCCCAGCGCCCGGATATGTTTACCGAGGAAAAGATTGTACAGGTCGATGTGTGCAACCACTATGTCGATGCGTGCGATTGCGTGAAGGTGCTGGATGTGTTGGGGCAATGCGACAATAACGGCAAGAATGTTCGTCCGCTTCAGCGGCGCAAGGAACGGGCGACGGTGTGGACGGGAAGCAAGACACGCACCAGCCTGACCCGTGAGATTACTTCATACGAGTTGTTGGAGAAGTCCAGCCTGATTCGCGTCTATCCGACCAACCTTGACCCCACGACGCCGCTGTACGTCCTCCTGCGCTGTGCGGTAGAGCCGCAGGCTTACTCGCTGACTGACGCCGCTCCTGACGAGCGTTGTGCGTTTTTGGCAGCCGCCCGCCAATGGGTGTTGTACAGCGCCAAGATGATGGATGGCGAGCATTCGCAGACGATGCAGCAGCAGGCGGACAAACACCGCGAGATGTTCACCGCCATCCTCGCCATGACCAAGGCGAGCGACGATGACTATGATGAGAAATATCGTGGTTATCCGGCAGCGGCGAATAAAAGAGGTTGATTATGGTTGGTAATCAGGTATAATGTGTCACGCCATCTAGCAAGGGCAGAAAAAAGGTAAGACGTTTATGGCGTGGGTGCCGGTGACTCCCCGGCTTGCTAGACCCACGCCGCCTTATTTTAGCCGTCGAAAGCGGGCAAAAACGAGTTATCAATGGTGGGGTGGGCGTTCCTCTGTGCGCCGCTTTCGCGCCCCACCGCCCTTTAACAGAGGTACTTATGAATAATTTAGAAGTCTTTAACAGCATCACCATGAGCAGCCGTGAGATTGCGGAGCTTACCGGGAAAGACCACGGTAACGTTATGCGTGATATTCGGGCTGTGCAAGAAGCGCTTTCTACGGATTCAAATTTGAATCCGTGCATAAAAACAACGACATATGTAGGGAAAGACGGTAGAGAATATTCCCAGTATGAGTTGGACAAGGATACGACTTTGTGCCTTGTTGCCGGATACGATGTTGTAGTTCGTATGCGTATTATTAAACGCTGGCAAGAGTTGGAACAGGTGGCTACTGCGAACCAACCCAAGTTGCCGCAGACTTACATTGAAGCGCTTGAGGCTTTGCTTGTTGCAGAGAAAGAGAAGCTGGCGTTGCAGGAAGCAAATGCCGAGATGAAACCAAAAGCGGAATACTTCGACCACCTTGTTGCGCGTAATTTGTTGCTGGGTGTGCGTGATACGGCGAAGGAGCTTGGGGGCAAGCAGAATCAGTTTGTGACTTTCTTGTTGGAAGGCAAATATGTGTATCGGAACGAGAAAGGAAAACTCCGACCTTATGCCCAGCATACCCCTTCATTGTTTGAGTTGAAAGAGTTTACTCGCGGCGATTACTCTGATGCACAAATGTTGATTACTCCGCAAGGACGCGAGACCTTTCGCTTGCTGTTGCAAGTGCCACGGTTGGAGAAAAAATGAGCGAAATTAAATTATTTACCGCCCCGCTTGGAATGGGGCGTTATTGCATTTTTGACGAAGAAGCCCAAGCTGAATCTTTTTGCGAGCAGGCGGGAATTGACCTTCGGCAGTTGGGAACCTTGCCCGGTAGCGGGCAGGTAGCGACGTTTGTCAAAGATGGCGAGTGGCTGACCGTGTTGCGGATGCAGCCAAACGATAAGACCCGAGCTGGTGTGTTGGCATTACTGGTGCATGAGTGTGTTCATGTGGTGCAGCACTTGATGGACAATATTGACGAGGGCAAGCCCTCCCGGGAATTTCAGGCAAGGCTCACGGAAGAAGTGTTTACGAATCTGATGCAGGCGTATTTCGACGATAGCAACTGGTTGAAGGAAGTGGTATAATATTTGGTGTCTAGTGAAGCAGACCAAAAGCAAGTTATGGCGGGGTGAGCGTTCTAACTTCATGAGACTTGATACTACACTAGCCCTTGCGGCGGAAATTTCCAACGAAAACAGTCAGTCCTCAGAAGTGAGGAGTGCTTACAAGATAGTGACTGGTGGTACTAATCCAGGAACATATGTCTGCAAAGAGCTTGTCTATGCTTATGCGATGTGGATAAGCCCGTCGTTTAATCTTCGCGTGATTCGCGCATTCGACAGTATGTCGCAAGAAGAACTGCCGTTAGAGAAGTTGAAGCCGATTGCTGAAGGATACACCGCTTTGGTTGGTGCGCTCAAAGCCGTAGGGTTGGATAACAACGCTGCTGCCATCGGTGCAAATAACGCCATTCGTCGTTTGGTAAATATGGATTTGCTTGCGCTCGCGGGTAACACTCATTTTCTCGCGTAACAGCAAGAGCAGGTGTTTACTCCAACCGAGCTTGGGGCGATGCTTGAGCCTGAGCTTTCTGCTATTGACATGAATCAGCAGCTTGCCGTGGTAGGCTTGCAGTACAAGGAGGGCAAGAAATGGATTATCACAGAAAAAGGCAAGCCGTTTGTCCGATTCTTTGACACAGGAAAACGATACAGTAACGGCACGCCTGTTTTGCAGCCAAAATGGTTTAAGTCAGTTTTAGATGAGCTGAACAAGTAACAGTTACCTGATACGAGCCCAACCATTGAAACGGTTGGGCTTTTTGTTTATAATGTAGTTGTCTTCTCTAACGGACAACAAATTGTAATGGCGCGGGTGCTGGTTTCTCCATATTTCCAGCGTTAGAGACCCGCGCCGCCTTAATATGGAGGAAAAGATGAACTTTTTGACGACCAAAGCTCTCACCATGACCAGCCGCGAGATTGCTGAACTCACGGGTAAACGGCACGCCGATGTTATGCGGGATATTCGTGTCATGCTTGATGCCTTGGAGCAAAACGCAAAACGCAAATTTGCGTTTTGCCTGTAATTCAACGACTTATTTGGCAGAAACCGGTCAGTCTTATCCGCAGTACGAACTGGACAAAGCAGCTACTTTATGCCTTGTTGCAGGCTACGACGCTGCGGTACGAATGCGGATAATTAACCGCTGGATGGAGTTGGAAGCATCCATGCCTCAAATGACCGAGCTGGATATGATTGCGGCGATTGCAACCAAAGCCGCAGCACAAGAGAAACAACTGATGGCGCACGACCAGCAGCTTGTTACTCATCAGCGACAGATAGAAATACTACAGGCGGACAACGCTGCGCTCCGGCAGCAAGTACAGATTCTTCAGGAGGAGCAAGACTATTTCACTATGAAGGGATACGATATTTTGCACAAGCTGCGATACACCCGGCAAGAGCTTGCGACCTTATCCAAGCAGGTCAAGAAATTGTCTGTGGCGATGGGGTATGAAGCGAAGAAAAAACCGGATACGGAGTACGGTGAGGTAAACGCTTACCACGTTGATGTATTAAATCGGTTCTTCAACACGTAACTCAACCTGTTACAATAGCCCAACCCTTGAAACGGTTGGGCTTTTTGTTTGCCCCGGAGACCACGATGACGCTTGACTGCAAGAGACCGAAAAACTGCACGCCGCCTGAACTGCCGAAGCCGCATGACCCGACACCGCCGTTCGAGGTGTGCATCGCGCTGGATTACAAATTGGTGTGGGACGGGACGCACGCGACGCTGGAACGGATAACGACCACGCCGGACGGGACGTACACCTTGTTCAACGTGGTGAACGGATGTATCGTTAATCCGGGCGTGGGTGACATCCCCACTTACACCCCGCCGTACTGCAATCCGAATCCGGCAGACTGCCAGCAAGGCAACGGTTCGGTCAATATCAGCCATCAGTCGGGAAACACCATTATCAACTACGGTGACGGTCTGTACGCTCGAACCTATGTGCAGGCAGGGGCAAACATCGTGGTGACTGGTGTAGGCACGGCGCAAGACCCCTACGTCGTTTCCGGCGGTGCAGGTGGCGGCGGTATCGTGAACGTCGTGGGCGAGGGTGGCATCAACGCCCGCGTGGAAAACAACGTCGCCTTCGTTGGGCTTGCGCCAACCGGCGTTACTCCCGGCGTGTACAACGGCTTTACCATCAACCAGTTTGGGCAGGTGACTGCAACCGACAGCGCGCTGGAGGGTGCGTCTGTCGGTGTAGGCCGTGGGCTTGCAAGCCACAACGAAGGTGACAAGCTCATTATCGAACACCCGGCGCAGAATATTCCTTCCAGTTTCACCGCTGGCGGTTGGCGGCTGGACTGGAATGATTCCGGGCATCTTGCAGGCGCCGTGCAGACGGCAACACCCGTAGCCAACGGTTGCTACATTGTCGGTGGTACCGAGGTTTGTGTCGCCGACGGCATTATCGAGCGCATTGGTGATGGGGGCGGTGGTAATGGTGGTGGCAGCGGCGGATATGGCGGTATTCGCGATATGTATCGTATTACGGTGAACACTGAGACGTATCAAACAGGTCCGTGGGTGGAGACTTACGGGCGCAATCTGCACATGACCCATCAGGGTTCTGGCAGTCTGATTATCGACCTGCCGGGGTACGTGCATGACATCAGTCAGGTGGACGTGAATGTTCACCACGGTAATATCCGCAAGAGCATCAACGCGGAGGGTAAGCTTGAGCTTTCATACACGCCGCCGTCCGCGTCGTCCGACCAGATTGTAACCGTTGTGCTGCGAGGCTGATATGTTGGCATGGGAAAGCTACGAGTTTGCGGGAATTGTCCCTCGGCTGCGCAAGAAACAGTTGCCGAAGGGCTATGCAACCGTTGCGCATGATGTGGATTTGACCCACGGCACGCTCAAGTCGTTTTTGGAGCAGCGTCCGATAAAGACTGTGCTTGCCAATCAGGTGCGGCTGTATGTGTGGGGTTGCGAGATTCTGACGTGGGACAAGTGCGTGGATGTTGCCGAGTGGTTGCCGGATTGTCCACGCCTGTTCGTGACGGGCAACGCGGATTACCCGCAGACGCTCAATATCACCAACAAGCGGCTGACCTACCGCAGGCTGGGTGTGCCAGCGCCCGTACCTGCGCCCGTTGCACAGGCGGACAACGTGTGGAATGACCGCGCCCGCAGCACGGCATACATCACCACTTTCGTCAATTCCTTCGGCGAGGAGGGCGGCCCGTCCAATCCTTCCAACGATGTATCGACCGAAGAAGGACAGCCGGTGCGTCTGACTTTCCGCTACAACCCGCCCGTCGAGTACGACATCAAGAAACTGCGTATTTACCGGCGGGAGACGGGTTTTCGTACCGGGCTGGAGAAAGAACAGGAGCTGGAGACGCACTGGTTCTTTCTTGCCGAGCTGGACATCAGCGCCCGCGAGTACACCGATACCACCAGCATCACCAATCTTGGCTGGGCGTATGAGGGGCTGGACACCCGTGAGCCGCCTGCCCGGTTGCAGAACATCACCGCCATACCATCTACCGCGATACTGACCGGCAGCGTGCAGAACAAGCTGCTGTTCAGTCGCAATCTGCAACCGCACAACTGGCCGCTGTCGCAGGAGATGACGCTGGACGACAACATCATCGCGCTGGGGGCTATCGGTAACAGCGTCTATGTGGCGACAGATGGACACCCCTACCGTGTGCAGGCCGACGTCGGCTGCGACCAGCGTGAGTGCAGGCAGGTTCACAAATACATCCAGCCGTTTCCGATGATTAACTGCCATGTGGGAACGGGGGCAGTAACCACACCGTTTGGCTTCATTTACGCCAGCACCGACGGGCTGGTGATGCTGAACGAAGCCGAGCAGCCACGGGTGATTACGACCGAGGTGTTGTCGCAGGATGACTGGCGCCAGCTTGCGCCGCAGACAGCACGGCTTGCTTACCACAAGGGCGCGCTGTTTGTCGTAACCGATAACATCAGCTTCATTCTGTGGCTGGACGGCAACAGCTATGCGGATACCAAATACAAGAAGATGACCACCATCAGCGATGAGCCGGTGGATATGTTTGAGACCCGGCAGGGCGAGCTGGTGATGCTGTTCAGGGACGGCAAGGTGAGCCAGTGGAACGCAGGCAACCGGCTTCGCCCGTACAAGTGGCTGTCTGCCAACATTGACGCTGGCTTTTTGTTCGACCTGACCCGGTTGCGGGCGTGTGTGCGAGACCACGACACGCAAATCAGCATCATCAGCGACCGGGCGCAGATTTCAAGGAAGTTTCCCGTAGGTGATACCAATATCCCCTTTGGGCGGCATGGACGCCGACCTGAATTTTATGTGCTTGCCGAAGGCACGGGAGAGATTACCGAGATTGTGGCGGGCTTGTGTGTAATTGATATGGGAACGAAGGAGCAGGTGAAATGAATTATCAGTTGGTGCGGATGCCGACGGACGAGGATGAGCTGAACCGGTTGATGACGGAGTTTGCCCCGTTTCTTGATGCGATGTACACCACCCATGAGCGGGAAATGTTCGGCGAGCTGAATTTCTCGCTGGCGTACTGGTTCATGCTGTGGGATACCGGCGCGGGCAACTTCCTCGCCCGCCGTGACGGAGCGGGTGAGCTGGTGTTTTTGGCGATGATAACCAAGTGCCAAGACCTGTGGAACGGCAAGTGGCGCATGGAAGTTCACCGGACTGCCGTGAGCAGCGACCCGGCGATTGACGACAAGCAGGAAGTGGAAAACGCGCTGAAATATCTGCGCGACAATGCGGGGCTTCTGGAAATCGACCGCTTGTATTTCACCAACTACTACGACGACGGGCGCGAAGAAAAACTGCTGGTATGGAAGGTGTGAAATGCCGGGCGAAGACAACATCAATCTGAACGACTTGCTGGGGTCGTGGGGCGGCAAGCCCGATGCCGGTTTCAGCAAACAGGGAAACAAAAATCCGGTCAAGAAGGACGCTACGCCCAAGGTACCTGCTGACAACCCCGCCTGCAAGAACACGGGTATTACCGACGAAGGGATTGAACAGTCTTCGCGCTGGAAGTCGTTGTTGTCGGCTGCCATCATGGTGTACAACACGGCGAACAGCTTGCGTATGGCGCGTCTTCAGCGCGACCTCGCCAAGAAATACCTGAAGATGAGCGAGGAGCATCGGGAGCGCTACAACAACGCGCACAAGCCGCTGGAGAAAGACCTTGTGCGGGAAGCGCTTAAACTGCCCAAGTACAAGCGGGACAAGGAGCAGCTTTACACCGGGCAGATGCTGACCAGCGTGCGTGGCAAGAACGCCGGGCAGATTGACAAGGCGCTGTCCTGTACAGGGCGTTACTGCACCGGGTTGCGTGCGGCCATCATGACTGACCAGTTGCTGAAGCAGGCGACGCAGGAATCGCTTGTGGCTGGTATGGCGCATCGCTACACCGACAAGGAAGAAATTACTCACAATAATCTGCGCTGGGAGAAGCGGGAGCAGGTGTTGAAAATCGGGCGTGATATTCCGACGCAGGCGGCGAGTTTTGCCCAGCTTGCGGCAGGTATTTTCGGCGACCTTGGCACGCAGGCGGGCAAGGCGGCGGAGGGGGCGATGAGCTTTATCGCCTACGAGAGCAACCGCCAGCCGACGATGTACCCGCCGCGCCGGGGTGATATGCAGGTGAGCAGTTATCGCTACAACCCGACGCCGCTTGAGGAGTTCAAGCCGAAGCCGCCGGATGTGTATGTGAAGCCGGAAGAACCGGCGCAGACAATCAAGGTAATGGGGTAACACATGGCAATGGCAGTCCGCCATGTTGGCGGGAATATCGACCGGGTAAACGACGTATCCATCAAGGCGTTTCCCTGTCCGAAGGTAAACGACAAGGGGCTTCAGGGCGCATGGTGGTGGGCGGACAAAATCGCCATCGCGGTAGCGTTGTGGGCAACCTACGAAACATGGAAGGCCGCCAAGGAAGAATACAAGATTGGCAAGCGTTACTATGACCTCGCCCGTGAGCAGTGGGACTTCTTCCTTGAGAATTACAAACCGCTGGAAGACCAGGAGCTTGCGGAGATATGGGCAGAGCTTCCCTACGAGCCGGATTACCCCAAAGCCATAGCGGGTCATACGAATACCATAGACAAGGTTTTTAACGCCGCAGAGCGCCATAGAAGTGCCTTGTCGGACAAATATTGTATTTGCCCCGACGTGAGCCAGTTCACCAAGACGGACATCATGAAATCGACCGTGCGTGGGGATTCCGACAACTTCGCCCGCCGGTATGCAGAGAAGCAGGCGCAGGAGAAAAACGACATCCGCTGGGCGCGTCGCATCGCCGCTGCCAGTCGTGGGCGCAACCTGCTTTCTGACAGCGCCTCGCTTGCGAGCAAGGCGGCTGGATTGTTTGGGGATTACGCCAAGGCGATGGGCAACGTCGCCTCTGGCGCGATGGCGTTTTCCGGCTATGTGAATAACCGGATGCAGACCGAATACAACCCGGTGCGGAGCCGCATCAACGCGCGGGCGGATGTACCGAATACCTACCGGGGGTTCGATGCGCAGGCATACTGGGGCAACGGCGACCGGATGATGGAGGCAACGCCCCGTGGCGGCATCCCGTGGGGTCAGGCGGAAGCGAACGCGCCATACGATGGCTCAAGCGGGGTTGCAGGTTATGACCCGACGGGATATGCTTCCACATCAACAAGATAAGGGGACACAACATGGGTGCATACATACCGGATTTGTTCGGGGCGTGGATGAAGGGCAGGGAGTACGCTATCGACCGCAACTGGAACGACCTTGCCAATTACGAAAAGATTGAAGCGGCGCGTAGCGCCAACGATTTGTCGGCCATCGACATTCTCGGCCAGCGCGCGCAGTTCGGCGGGCGGATGAATATCTTTCAGAACAACGTGGACAGCTCGGCACGGGCAAACGAAGTGGCAGAAGCCGCCCAACCCGGACTGCTTGCCAACGCCGACTCTGGCAGCATGATGCAGCAAGACCAGCGCAGCGCGTTCATGGCAAACCGCCCGGACTACCAACAGATGCTGGTTAATACCGCGCAAGCCAACATCGGGCGGGGTATCGACGCCGCTGCCGTGCAGAACAGTACCAATAACTGGTGGACGCCGGAGCGTACCGCGCAGATGGGCGTGTGGGCAGGCGAGAACGGCTACAACACGGGCATGGCGAACAACATCACCACCGCTCATGCGCCACAAATTGCCGCACAGCAGAACGTGCTGGGCGATGAACGGTTTATGAATGACCGTTTGGGGTTGCAGTATGCAAGCGGCGAAATCAGCAATAACATCGCCTTGCAACCTGAGCAGCACAAGTTGGAGGGAATGCGCATCGGCAACCGCCAGTACGACGAGAAGCACTATGTGGAAGGCAAGCAGGCACAGGTAGAGCGCCAGCAGCAGATGCGCCGTGACGAGCTGCGTCAGCGTATCAGCCTGCTTACCGCCGAGTGGCGGCAGATTGCCAACGACCCGACACAGGTAGCGCGGATGCAGCAGTTGCGGATGGAGATTGATATGCTCAACCGTGAGCTGAACGGGCAATCGGCGGGGGCGGAGAACCTGATGTCTGCTACCGGGGTTACGACCACTCCGACAGGATATACGCTGGACATGATGGATTCGGTACCACAGCAGGCGAAGTATGTAGCCCAGCCAGCGAAGCAGTACGCGGTTATGCCAACGCCTGTGTCACAAATTTCTGCGACCCATGCGCCCGCCGGAACAGTTATTGCGACTCAAACCCCCGGATTGGTACGGGTTATCCCTTCGTATGAACACGATTTGCAGCAAGGTGGCTTTGGTGTCAAAACCAACATTGACCCGAATACAAACCTTCCCTCCGGTATTGTCGAGCTTGGTATGTTGCCGGGTACGCCTGACCCGTACGCAGGCGAAAAATCGCTTGTCAAATGGTGGGTGGGTGCCGAGTCTCCGTATGTGGCTTCACCTGTGGCTCCGCTTGCGAGGTAAGTCATGGCACGTGGGAACAACAACGAAACCAACCGCAACATGAGCATGGTGATGCAGGCATTGCTGAATAATGACTTGTCGCAAAATCAGGCGCGGGCGTTGCTGGCGGAAATTGGACGGGAAAACAGTTTCCAGAGTAAATATTTGTGGGGGTATCACAAAGACCCCCACAACGGTGCGGTGAACATGGGGATTATCTCGTGGCAGGGACCACGGGCGCGACAACTGGACACGTTCATGCGCAGCAAGGGGCTGATGAACGGCAACCGGATGGAGCAGTCGCAGCGTGCGCTGGATGCGCAGGTGGCGTTCATGTTGCACGAGATGCGCACCAACAAGGCATATGCGCCGACCAAGCGGGCGTTTTTGGATAACCCCAATGTGGATTACACCACTGCCTACCGGGTGCTGGGCAAGAACTATATCGGCTGGCGTATCGACGACCCCAAGTACGCGCAGGGTCACGCCACCCGGGACAACTGGTATCGGCGCGCTGGTGGCGTCGTACCGCAGGATGGCGGGGTGATTGCACCAGCGGGTGAGGGCTATTCCGCGCCAACCGCTACACCTGAGCGCAGGGCAGATTTCAATCTGATACCACAGCGCAACACGGTCGTCGGTACCTTCGGCAATGTGACTGCCAATAGCGATTTTCAGAACGACCTGTATGGAGACGTTGCGGCACAAGGGCTACCGCCGGAGAAAGAGGCGCTGGCGACAACTGCTGCAAACACCATCAACGATATTTATAACAAGGTATTCAACGCGCCATTGGTGAAAACGGAGAATACCGCTACAATCAATGCCCTGATGAACATTTTTGACACTCTGGACGTTTCCGATGGCAGCCAAAACTTCGTATGAAACCCCTCTTTCCATGCCGAACCTGCCGGACATGGACGCCAACCTGTTTGGCGGCGTGGCCGGTGGCGTGTTCAACCAAAACACCGACGCGCTGAATCCAAAGCTCATCGAGCCGCCAAACGCGCAAACAGGCGCAGGCAACAAAAGTCCGGGTGCACAGGCGCTTGAACAGATTGAAAAACAAAAGGCTGCCGACGAAAAAGCCGCCCTTCAGGCGCGTGAACAGGCGGCACAGGAAGCCGAGGCGGCGGAGCGTGCGCATATCCAGCGCATGAACCAGCTTGAGCGCGAAAGCGCCCGGCGGATGCGTGCCTACGAGAAGGAAAAGAAAGAGCGCGAGAAGCAGCTTGAGGAAAAGAAACAGCAACAGGGCGGTATGCTGGGCGCCGGGCTGGACGGTTCGTTTGTCATGGATAAGGCGGTGGACAACCTGCTGAAAAACCCGGAGTGGCAGGACATCAAGTCCAACCTGCAACGCGACGACGAGGCGGAGCTGTGGCTGGATGAATATCGCAAGCAGTTCGAGGCGCAGGGCATTCCCAAAGACCGCATTGACAACGAAATCAACGTTGCCCGCAACAAGATTGCCGCTGACACCGCCGCTTACAAGAAAAAGATGAGCGACGACGGGCGTGACCCGTTGGACCTCGTAACGTCGCTGGGCAAAGCCAGTCGCACCACTTACCGCACTATCGGCTTGTGGACATCCGGGTTGTGGGCGGACAGCGACGAGGAAGTGCGCAAGTGGGCGCAGGAGGAGCAGGAAAAGATTGATTCCATCAACCAAACCTATTCCGACCGCATCCTGCTTGACCAAGCCAACTACCAGTATCTTGCCGCCAAGCGCAAGGAGCGGGGCGACGAAGGCTTTTTCGGTACCATCGCTGACGCATGGAACTCGGACAGCATCCTCTCAACCATTATCGACACCGCCGGTTACACGCCGCAGGCGGTGCTGACCGGTGCGCTTGCAGGCAAGGCAGTCGGTGCGTTGGGCAAGATGACCGGCGCCACGGACAAAATCGGCAAGGCGTTGGGTGTGCTGGACACGGCAGCGGCGGCAGAAGGTGCAGGCATTACGACTAAAATCGGCGCTAAACTCGCCGGGCATTTGATGGCATCTGAAACCGCAGGCGGTATGGGCGCTACCGGTTTGTTCGCTGCAACTGACGCGGGCGGTGGCGCCTACGACAGCGTGATGCAGACGCCGACGGAGAAAATTCGTGCCAACTATATTCGTGACTTCGGCGAAAACAATTGGAACAATTTGGTCAAACAAACTGGCAGCGAAGAAAACGCCAAGAGCAATCTTGCCGTGCGTGCATCCAAGGCGGCAGGCGGCTGGGCGTTTGCGATGGGGTCGCTTATCGGTGCCGCAGGTCTTGAGACGACTATTCTCAAGGCAGGCAAGGTGGGAATGCGCGGGCTTTCCACCAGCACCCGGCTGATGACGGTTGGTGCAAACACCTTGTCCGAAGCGATTGAAGAAGGCACCACACAGCTTTCACAAAACCTCGGCGCACAGAAATACAACGATGTAGATACTTTCGACAGCGTGAGCGAGATGGCTGCCATCGGCGCCATCGCGGGTGCAGGCATGAGTGCAGGCACGCAGGTCGCAGGCTCCGTTGGTGGCAGAGTAGCCAACCGCATTGCGCCCAAATACAATCCTGACGCACTTGACCCGTCCAAATATACCCAGAACGGCACGCTGGATTACGAACGCTACCGTGAGGTGTTCGGCAACCAAATGGACAACATCGCCCGTATGCGACGCAAGGCGGGGGATACCGAAGACCGCATCGCCAGCTTCCAGCAGATGGTGTTCAACAACGTGGTGGACAGCAACGCCGAGGGCAAGGCGACGTTTACGCCTGACCAATGGCAGCAGTTCCGCGACTACATCAAGCAGGCATACGGCATCAACAGCAACGACTACGCGACGGTAAACGACAGCGCCATCCGCGATGCGTGGACAAGCGGTGACATCGGCAAGATGCAGGCGTATGTGGATGCCGACCAGACTGGCATGGCGCAGAACGCGATGATGGCGTTTCGCATGAAGTACAACATCGACCCGCAGAGCGTTCCTGACCAGTCCAAGGCGTTTGCCGTACGTCTTGCACAGGCGCTTGACCGGCAGATGACCTTGCCAACCGATGTGGATACCAACGTCCGCTACCAGCAAACCGACGGCTATATCCGCGCAACCATCGTGCCGGATACTACCCTCACGCAGGATGACAAGAACGCGCTGGCAGACACGTTGTACAACCTGACCGACGCCAACCAGCGTCGCCTGACCGATGCGGAGCAAATCGCCAAGAACAACAGCCAACCCGGAGCAGCAACCAATGGCACAAACCCGAACAACCCGAGTCAGCCCGGAGGACAAGGCGCGGCTGCACAAAATGCTCAACCAGTCGCAGGAAGCGGCGCTCAAACTTCAGGACAAACAGCAGGAGCAGCAGGCGCAACAGCCCAAAACATGGGCAACCCTGCCGCAGGAACGGCGGGAGGATATAGTGCTGAAAGCGCTGGAAATGGTGCTGCATGGCAAGGAAATCAGCCCGTCGGTGGGCAAAACGCTGCCGCCCAAATTGCTCAAAATACTGGAGGAGCAGCGCAGTCATCTCAAACTGTCGCGCAACAAGGCGCTTCAGCCCCGGCTGGAAATGCTGGTGTCGCGTCTGCGAGCCAAGGGATTGCTGGACAAGCCAACCAAACCGTCCAGTCCGCTGGACAGTCTGCCGCCGGAGCAGCGCAAACGGCAGGAAGCGGCGGAAGCACTGGAGCTGCGACGACAGAACGCAATCCAGTACGTGGAAGCCAGCAAGCTGCTACCCAAACGCAGCCTGTAGTAATTATAAGTGATTTAGGCTTTCCGGCTTTGGATTTGCCTTGGAAGGGGTATAGACAAAATCCTGATACGTCAGCCGTAACTTTGCTGGAAGGGACAAGCGAAATCGTAAATAACGCCGGTCGTCTTATTGTTGTTCTCGATATAAACGGCGTGAAAGTGCCATTTTACCGTAGTACTGGACAAGGTGGAAAGAAAGACGTCCCTGCCGGAAAGTGGTATCCGTTTTTAGGATTGGCAAGTGACGGCTATATAAACAAAACCTCTGGGTCATTTTCCTATGAGGGAGATTCTACCTATGGCATATTGGATTACTACGGCATTCCGGCCTTGCGACAAGCGGCTGAGGCGCTTAATAGCACAATCACTGCCGATAAGGTTAATGCTGCGGAGTCAGCTAAAGTAGGTCCTGTAGGGTTAGAAGATTTACGTAATATCGTTAATCAGACATTTCCTGTAGAACCCACCAAAAACGGAAAGCCGGATACTGTTAAAAAAGTTATTGAAAACATAAATTACCTACGCACCGCATTAGCCGGTACAGAGTTTAATTTAACGCGTCCGGCACAACCGGCTCAGATAACCACTGCCGCCGCACAGTCGCCGTTTGCTGCCACGCAGGCACAGGCGCCGTCTGCCGCACTCGCCCCCCATGCAGACATGGAAGACGTCATGCAGGTGTGGGGTGGCCTTGGCACCAACCAGCGCAAGTATTTCAACAACGACCCGAACGAGTTGCTGCGGCTGGTGCAGGCCGAAGAAGGCGAAGGCGCGACGACAAACGCTGCCCGTGGCAAGCGTGATACTACCCAGTCCGCCATGCGAACCATTGTGCATGAGGTGCGCGACGTGGCAAACGACCCGCGCCGGGCGCTGGAACGGATAGTGCGCGCACAGAAACAGGCGAGCGCCAACAGCGAACACATCGAGGCGTTTGCCCGTTTTCTTGAAACGAAAGACAGCGGGGTTACTGCCACAAATATCAGCAAACTGGCAAACGCGGCAGCAATCGTTTACGGACTGCCTGCCAATGGCAACAAGGCGGAGTACGCTGCCAAGCTGCTGCTGGACATCGGCGCGGTGGACGAGGCGATACTGCCTGCCGTGCTTGCCATCAAGATGCGCGACACCAAACTGGTCAATCCTGACACGGGCGAGGTGAAGGAATGGGTGGCAGCCATCGCAGGTGTGCTGGACAACTGGAAGAAGAACAACAACGTTACCTTGCAGGAAACCCGCCCGCCCGTGCTGGACGACGAGACGCTGCTGGCGGTTGCCACCAACGCCATCAGCCGGTATGCAGGCAAGGAACATCCTGACGTGCAGGCAGCGTTAAGCACCCTGTACAAGCGCATGACGACCCCGGAAGCGCGGAGAAGCATCCGTGCGGCGAATGGCAAGGCGTTGCTGTTGCAGAACCTGCTGGCTGTTCGCCGGGCAGGTTATGATGTACAGGAAGCTGTTGTCAGAGCTACGGAACCCAAAACCTCTGGACGCGGCACCGACCGCTCGGCAGACGCTTTGCGCTTGCTGGACAATGCGGAGCAGATGTTGCAGGCGCAGGAAACGACCGATGCCGTTCGCGCCGAAAACTGGCTGCGCACCACGCCGGTCGATACCTACCGCCAATGGGTACGCGATTACACCCGCCGCAACTGGGCGAATCTGACCGCCACGCTGCGTCCTGCGGAAACTGCCATGCAGCGCAAGGCAACGCGGCTGACGCGCGAGAGCAACTACGAGCAGCGTGTCGTTTACACCGACCTTGTGGCGGACACCATCGCCGACGTCATGCAGGATATGGCTCGCTATGGTGAACAATATGCGCTGCCATTTGTTCGCGCCCGCAGCGGTGTAAACGAACAAACCAGCGCGCCCAACCTGTCGGTTAATGCCGCCAAACAGATTGCTCGAGCTGCGCAGACGGTATCGGACGCCCTCCGGGAAGCATGGCTGCAAGGTACCCTGTCGCCCGCCAGCGCCACGCAGACGGCGCGTAACACCAGCCCCGCACCTGCTGCATCACCCGCACAGGAAGAAGCCCCTGTAGCACCTGCGACGCAACCACAGGAAGATTTTGAGCTGCGCGAAGATTCGCTTGGCATGGAACCCGTCACGGAAGACATGGGTGACTTGTCGGATACTGGCGAGGTCGCAACGCTTGAAGACGTGGCAGAAGACATCGTTGCTGCTGACGAGGCTGCCCGACCGGCGCAACCTGCCAAACCGCTCAACCGTTTTCAGCGCAAGCAGGCTAACCGGTTCGCCCTCCGTGCAGGCGTAGTGGAAAAGCAGGAAAGCTATGGCTACCAGCCGACAGGCAAGGCGAAGGCGGCGAAGAAGGCGAACGCCAACAAGGCGCGCATCCGTCGCGAGGTGCAGGAAGCAGCGCGCAGACAACAGGAAACGCTGGAAGCTGCAAAGAAACAGCGGGTGAGCGAGATGCGCTCGCTGCTGGGCGCTGCGCTGCGCAACGCGCCGGGAAAACAAACGCAGCGTATTCAGGACATCGCGCGCGAGAATGTACATACTGCGCCGCAGACGGAAGCCGACATTGCGGCAATCGTTGCGACCATCGCAGAGGCGGCGGGTGTGAGCAAAGACGTGGCAGCAGACATGGCAGAAGACATCGCGGCGGCTGATGACAGCATCTACGAGCTTGCAGATTTCGGTACGATTGCCATCGAAAATGCCGTGGAAATAATGGGAGAAGAAAATGAAGCCTACGACGAAGCCGCAGACGAGAGCGGAGAGGCTGGTGCAGAAAGTCGCACAATTGACACCAACCAGCCGGGAAGAAGCGCAGAAGACACAAGCGCTGCTGAAGAAGTGGCGCGAGGGGCGGCGCGGCGGGCAATCCGTGCAAGACGCACCAAGCGGCGCGTAACTCGCTTCGGCGGCTTTGCCAATCAGGAAGACGCTTACAATGCGCTTCAGCCGTACCTGTTTCAGCACCCGCAGACGGTGGAAGAACTGGACAGCCTGCTGCAGGAAGTGGCTGACAACCTCGGCGTGGAAGCCTCTCTTGTGGGCGAATACCTTGCCCGTGAGTGGGGGCTGCGCAGCATGGATGACTTTAGCGACGCCAGCACCATTGATGCGCTGGACATGGTGTACGATGCACTGAATGATATTTGGGTATATGCCGGAGAACAAAATGCAACACGACAAGTTGAAACTGCAAAACGCCTCACGGGCGCTCGCTCAATTACTGCCGACGGACGTCGCCTCACACGACAATCTCAAGAGCCTGCTGGCGCGCTGGCAAGAGCGCTACAACCCAACCTTGGCGGCGGGGCATACGCGGAAATAACCCGTGCGCCTGCGCCTTTGCGCCTGCTTTCGCCGCCTGTTGCGGAAATCGTCGCTGCTTTTGGCGGGGAAACCTTCAATCTTGCCGACATCATCGAAGCGACAGAAAACCAACGTGGTGACAAGTCGCCGACGTTGGGAGAGCTGGCGCCGGAAGACAACAACGCGCCACGTCCGGTCATAGAGCTGACGGTAAACGGTGTGACCCATCGTGGACGTCTGTTCCGCTGGCGCGACCGCAAGGGCGGGAAGAACCGTCGCCATGTGGTGTTTGTCCACGACGGTGACGCCTTCGGCATGAAGGGATGGAATGACAAATGGATTGATTTCGGTAATGGCGTTACCCGCAAGCGGGTGGACAGCATCAACGCCAACGATGGCGTGCAGATAACTGTTCTGCCGGAGCAGGAACAAACCCAAACACAGGCTGAACCCGCCGTCACATCGAAGAAGAAACGCGGCAGGCGTGCAGACAGCCAACCGGATTTATTCACACAAGGAGCAGAAAATGCCACAGTTAATAGCGACGAAGTTTCAGCCGGAACGACCGACGAAAGAAGAGAAGACGCCGTGGGGGACGTATCAGCGTTCGATGAGCGACAAGGAGATAGCCGTCAGCAAGATGAAGTCGATGATGAACAGCGGACGGCAGAAAGTGCTGGGGAGCAAGTTCCCGGACGAACCGTAACAGACGAAGGAGAAAACGCCTCGGATGAGGCGACGCTGGCAGAAGTCCCGCAAGGGCTTGAGTATGATGCGTCTGATGTAAATCTTGATACTGCCACGTTTACCCCGGAGGAGCGTAAGGCGCTTAACCGGGGTGACGACACCAACGATTTCATCGTAAATGCCCTGTACAATCTTGAGGGCGCGCTGGAAGACTTTGGCGGTGAAGATTCCGCCGTGTTGCGCAGCGGACTGAACAAGATGGCGCGACTTCTTGCAGACCCTAACGCGAAGAAACGCACGCAGTTCAGGCAGGATGACCTGTTTGAAGGTTCAGGACAGCAAACACTGGAGAGCCGCCTGACAGACGACGAACGCCAGCAGTTGCAGCGGATTGTCGATGAAGTAAACGACAAACTGTCCGATGAAGAAGTTGAATACGACAGCGAATCCTTGCTGGCTGACAGCGCTTTTGAGCAATCAGGCGTCTTCAAGAAACTGGAATCTGCCGCGCAGAACTTCCTGAAAAAGGTGTGGCAGGCGCTGCGCAACACCGTCGCTGCTGTCAGCATGGCGCTTGCGGTAACGCTTGGGACAAACGTTGTCATCAGCCAGCCTGCCGAAGCGGCGACCAGTCTGACCCCCGCTGCCGGTGAAGTGGTGATGACTTCCGCTGCCAAGGCGACGCTCGACCACATCAACGAGACCTCCGACAACGGCGGGCGCCCGTTCATTATCGCCGACAAAAAGGCAGGCAAGCTGTACCTGATGAACGCCGACGGCAAGGTGGTGGATACCACGCCCGCCCTGTTCGGACGCGACACATCAGATGCCGCCCGCACCGACCGGGCGACAGGTGCAGGTAAATACGACCTGACCTACAACCGCGACCAACGTCTGCCTTCAGGTTACGAGGGCAGCGTGCAGTCATTCGACACCGGACGAAACGGCGAGACGTTTGCCATCCACCGCGTCATCGATGTCAAGGGCGAGAACCGCAGCGGACGGCTGGCAAGCGCCACCGCGCACGACAACCGCATCACCCACGGCTGCATCAACGTCCCGGCAGAGTTCTACAACAAGCACCTCGACGGCGAGCTGGGGGCTGTGCTGTATGTGCTGCCCGAAACCGCCAACTGGCAGGGTAACTTGTATCAGCCGACACAACGTCAAGCCGCACAGGGCGCGCCAACCGCCAGCCTGCAATCGGTGCAGACCCCCGGCGGCGTGATGACCCGTGAGCAGGTTGAGGCAATTGTCGCCGCCCAAACCTACAACCCGCAGGCGCACGTCGCACCCGCACAAGATAACGCCAACGTGCGCGGCGTGGAGCTTTCGCCCGCAGAGTGGGTGGAAGCGCTTGCCAACCAGCCTGCCATAACCCGCCAACCGGCGGTGGCGACTGCGCCTGCGCGCGTGCGCGGGACGGAATACACCGGGCAGGTGGCGTTTATCGACCCGGTGGTTGTCGGTGGCGTGTCCAGCAACCTGATGGAAGTGCCGTTTAACCAGCATACCCCGGCGGAATTGCAGGCAAGTGGCGTGTGGGACACCCAGCCGGTAACGGTTCGCGCCAGCGACGGTACGGGCTTGTCCGATACGGCGATATGGCTCGCCGCTGCATTCGCCGGTGGCGGTTACATGGTGCATCGGCGCGCTTCCAGAAAGCGCAGCTTGCGCCGGGAAGCCCGCAAGGCACGCGAGGAAGCCAAGCGCGCCGCTATGGCGGCAGAAAACATCGAAGCCAGCCAAGAGGCTGCCGACGAGGCTGCAAGCCCTGTCGTGCCCGTACAGACACAGGAAGCGGCACAGGAGCAGGTGAACGACAATCACAACGATGTGGCAGAAGCTGCGCGCGAGGATGGCACACACAACCCGGCGCCGACCAACCTGCAAGCCGCACCACAGAATATCGAGGGGGTGTTTACCGACCGGGAGCAATGGATTGAGTCCCTTGCTCGCCGCTGGGCGAAAGACCCGCAGCAGTACCAGCAGTTGCTGGAGATGATGGCTACGTTCGACTACCGCTTGGGCGAGGTGCTGTCCGACCGTGCGTATGAGCAGGTCGCGCGGGGTGACTTCGTCAACCGCCGCCGCTGGACGGGAGACCAAACGGACGAAGAACGCCTTGGCTGGCGCCAGTGGTTCATGAACATGGCAGGCGGGGCGACGATTGCTTTCGACAATATGCTGCACAAGCTGGGCAGCGCCGCGCTCGGCTACGAGGCAGACAGCGCCGTCGCCACGCAGGCGCTGGCGCAGGTGCGGTCAAAGTCTTCAGGCGCGTATGCCCGCATCCACAAGTTCTACATCGCGCCTCTTACCCGCAAGACGGAAATGCTTGCACAGCAATTGCGCCGTGGGCGGGGCGAGGTGGAGACCGACACCGGACGACTGAAGACGGTACTGCACATCCTCAACGAAGGCGCGAAACACCAATGGGCGCAGTCGCAGGCTTACATCGACGCGCTTCAGGAGCAGTTGCTGAACACACACGAGAAGATTGCCAAACTTGCCGCCGGTGAGCCGGTTCGTCCTGCATGGGAAGAAGCGGCACGCAAACTGCAAAAGGAAATCGACGAACGCATCGAACGGCTGGCGCGGGCGCAAGCGATGTTCGAGGGGCGCGAGGCGTGGGACAAGACGACACCGCTTCCGGGCGGATTCACCCGCGCGCGGCTGGAGGAAGTGCGCGACGAGATTAAGCAGAAGTACGGCGAGAACTACCAGCTTGTTGCAGACCACGCGCAGGAGCTGGCGGAAGCCATAAAAGGCATCCGCAACATGGCGGCTGCCGCAGGGGTTATCACCACGGCAGAGCTTGAGCTGTACAACCGCATCGGCTTCAAGGAGTATGTGCCGTTGTATGCCCCGCAGGAAGACCCGCGCATCGTGGATGAAGACCTTGCGCAGGTGCGGACGTCGCTGATGGACCGCGTCATGGAAGGCCTGCCGGTGCAGCAGGCACGCAGCGCCGGGCTTATGCGCGACCTGTCGCAGTTTGCCCGCGAAGGCTCAACGCTCGAGGCGGAAGACGCCTACACCAACATGAAGGTGTTTGCCATGAACATGGCAGGCCGCATCGGCCAGCAGCCGTGGTTGCAGGCGGTGCAGCAGTTGCACGAAGGCACCATCGGCAAGCCGTACTCCGTGGCGGGCAACCTGTCGCCGGAAGAGCTTGAGGCAATCAACAAGGACGTCGAGGGCAAACTGCCGGGACTGATTCGTGTGCGTCCGGGGCGGGAAGATTACCTGCCGCGTGAAATCAAGACGAAGATTACCCGCAGCGGCACCCGCATCCGTCCCATCCGCGCCAAGGGCATCAACCAGTTCGGCGAGGTGGTGGACTACCACTACTACTTCACCGACCGCGCCATTCAGAACGAGGTGTATCACAACTCGGACGTGAGCGAGTCAACCATGATGCAGTTCCTGCGTGGTGCAGGCACCATCACCCGGTTTGCCGCCCGCATGATGACAACCTTCAAGCCGGTGTGGAACGCCTACAACTGGGTGCGCGATTCGTTCGAGCGCATCTCCATCATGCTGATGCGTCCAGTCAAGGACATGAACGGCAACATGGTCGGCAAGTGGACACTTGCAGGACATTACTTCCGCCACCTCGCCCGCCTCGGTGCGAGTATCGACGCGCAGAACGAGATTTACCGCTACCTCGCACAGGGCGAAGTGGTGACGGAGCTTCAGCGGACGCTGGACGAAGCCGTGGCGGCGGGCGCCATCAACCTGATGACGACACAAACCGACAAGCACTCCATCATGAGCGAGCTGAAGAAGTCGCACATTGACCGGCTGGCAGAGAACGTGTCCCGCTCACTTGGCGCGGGCGCGAACAAAATCGGCGCCGGGCGGGTCAAGCAGGTGGGGACTGACGCACTGGAGTTTTATGTGCTGCGCCTGACGGAAGTGCCACAGGTGACGACCGCGCTTGCATCCTACATGGCATACAAGGACGCGGGTGTGAACCAGCACGAGACGGCAAACCGGGTACGCGACCAGTTCGACCCGATGCGCAGCCGCAACGAAGTGGTGCGCAACCTGACCACGCTGTATCCGTTTGTGCGCTCAACCCTGTCAGGGCATTACAACCTGATGCGGACGTTGAGTGAATACTGGCAGCCGGGCGAACGGCTGGGGACTGCGATGTATCTTGCAGGCGGCATCGCCGGGATGCTGACGATAATGGCGCTTGCTGCCGGAATGCTCGGCGATGACGATGACGGTGTGCCGAAAGTGGCGCGCCTGCCCGCCGCCGTGCTGATGAACGGTGTGCCGCTCAAAACGCCTTTCGGCGGTGTGTGGAGCGCACCTGTCGGCTTCGGCCTGCCCAAACTGCTGTGGGGTACGGCTGCCAACCTGTACAAGGTGATGCACGGTCAGGCTTCGGGTACGGATATGTTCCGCAGCATGGTCGGGCTGGTAGTGGACAACACCTCGCCCATCAACACGGCATCTGGTGCGGCGTTTGACGAAAACCCCGTGGGTGCGTCCATCCTCTCCATCGCACCACTTGCTGCCATCCCGCTGGTGGAACTTGCCACCAACACCAAGAGCTATACCGGCGGCAAGATTTACAACCGCGACACGCCGAAGGGCGAATACGATTCCGAACAGGACAACTTCACCGTGCCGGAAGCCTACAAGGGGCTTGCCAAGTGGATGAGGCACGAACTGGGTATCGACCCGCGCCCGGAAACGCTCAGGCACCTCATCGAGACGTTCAGCTACGGGCCGCTCAAGGCAATCCCGCAGTCGCTCATCAACGACAAGGGCGAAAAGACCCTTGGCGCGCAGGCGACGAAGGGCGAGCTGGCAGGCGCGTGGGTCACGGCGCTGGGTGCGGACATGGCGTGGTCGCCCAACGCGCTCAACGACGAAAACCGCGCACGGCAGATGGTGGAAGAGCAATACCCGGTCGTCATGCAGTACGGTGTTACGCTCAACGCTCACGGTGATGCCGCTGCGCAGAAGAAGCAGTACGGCATCTCCGGCAAGTCGCACTACCAAAAGGCGGAGCTGGTGCGGGCGAAGCTGCTTGCCGCAGGTGCGCCACCCGCCGATGCGCAGTTTGTATATGACACGCAGGTTTACGAAAAGGATATGCAGGACGCGCGTGACGAGCTGAAGACGGCCGCGATGGAATACATGGCGCTGCGCAAGAAGGGACGCGACGATGCGCAGTTGCGCCAGCGTGTGGCAAACGCCAACGCGAAGATGCAAAATATCACCCAAACCTATCTGAGGAAGCAAAACCGCCATGCGCTTGAACTGCAATCCGTTTACTGATGGTCGCTCCCGCTGCCGCGTACCGCTCATCGAAATCTGCCCGGCAACCAGCCAAATCCGGCTTGACCTGTCGCTGTGTGACCAGTGTTCCCCGTCCACCCTTGCGTTGCTCATCCGCAAGGGTGGATGTGCGGAGCGCGTGTTGGTGTGCGAGCAGCCCGACCCCGTGCCGTGCGGCTGCTGCCCGCAACTGCCGCCCCGCCCGCACTGGGTGGAAGTGCCGCGCCCGTTTGTGATTTATCCACTGCACGAGGTGGACTGCAACGGGCTTGCCGTGTTTGTGCTGGACGAGGCGATGGAAACTCTTGGTGCAGGACGGCTGGAAGCTGTCGTGCTGCTGGCGGTGGACGACACCTCGCCCGCTGCCCGGTACGAAGCAGACGGCGTGTGGTACGGCGAGACGGACGTCCGGCTGGACGTGGACTACCGTCCCTACGCCCTGACCCTCGCAGGCGCTGACACGCGCAACTACGCGGCGGAAAGGGGGTGCTAGATGTATGTGCCACTCTACGGGTTTCAGGCAGACTTGACCGAAACACTTGCCCGCGACGGGCGCAACTTGCCGGTTGGCAAGAAGGCGTACAATCATCTGCTTTCTCGCCTTGCCGACGGCGACTGGTCGTATCTTGAGCTGCGGCAGGGGCGCGTATCGGAAGTGGTGCGTGCCGAAAACGTCTGCGGGCGCATCGTGCTATCGCGCGGACAAGCCTGTACGCAGGTGAATTGCCATCCGTGCGGAACATCGGTGTTTTTCATCATGACCGAGCAGGGCGTAAAAGACGCCGTATGCCAAATGACCGACAACGATTGCAACAAGGGAGACTGTCCATGAGTGGCAAATACAAGGGCTTTGAAGGTTTTAATTCCGACCTGACCGACAAGCTGGACAAATCGGACACCGACCTGCCCATCCACGAACAGCACCTTGCCGTACTGCGCGGACGGCTTGCAGACGACGGCGATTACACCTTCCTCGTACTGAACGACGGCACGCAGCTTGAGGTGGTACGTGTTATCAACCACGGCGGCTTTCTCAGGCTCACGCGCGGGCTGGAAGAGACCGCGCCCGCCAGCTTCCCCGTCGGTACTTGCGTCAGATGGGAGCTGACACCGGCTGCCGTGCGCGATATAGTTTGTCAAATGGAGTGCTGTCCATGAGCGCTGTTTTTTCCAAACTGATAACGTGCATCCTGATGCTGGTCTTTGGCGTGCTTTTTGCATTCCATCAAATGCCCGATTACTACCACATGGCGCCAAACGATTCCTACCGCTGGGCGGTAACACTTTTGGCGTTGTCATTTGCCCAGTCGATGATGACGGTGGCAGCGATTGCAGGCTGCAATCGCTGCCGGGTGTGGAGCGACTTCCTTTTGCAGGTCACGGGCTTGGTGTTTATAATTCTCGGCGGTTTGTTCAGCGCGACCTACCCGCCTTTCTCGTGGGCGATGTGGGTTTTTCCGCTGGCAGGCATACTTTGCCTGACAACCGGTCGTGATTTCAGCCGGTACTCAAGAAACAAACTGATGGAAGAAAGCAGGGATGGTTAATGCACGATTTTTTCACCACACACACCAATATGGTTGCAGGTGTCGGCACAGCGCTGTTTGCCGTGCTGGTCGGTACGCGCTGGAGCGAAATCGGTTTCAGGGATTACCTCATTATCGTGGTACTCGCCCTGCTTGCAACAGCCTTTGCCGTCGAGCGCTGGATGAGTAACGCCACACCCGTCACCTGCGCGCTCACCGGCTTTGCCGTTGGCTACCTCGCCGATGACGTGTATATCAACATCAACGCCACCCTGCCGGACTTCATCAAGCAGGTGGTTGGCGAAGGGATGCAATGGCTTCACAACAAGATACGCGCCATGCTGGGGCTTGAGCCGAAGGATGATGACGAAGACGATTAAGCCCTCTGCATGGAGGGCTTTTGTTTATTCACCTTCTACAGGCTGTTCGACAAGTGGCAAGACGTCTTTCTTCCAAACAATTTGCGGGCGCATCTTGCCACCATGTGCAGGCGTTACTTCCGTTATCCGCCCGTATTTTTGTCCTTCTTCAGTCAGTTCCCACTTGCCTGTTGCGTGATTTTTAATTTGCAAACCAACCGCAGCCAGCCGGATATTTATTTTCGCCGGTTTTACCGTTGGTTCAAGCATTTCACCAAGCTCGGTCGGAATATACCAGTTGCTTTGTGTTTCTGACAGCAAGCGGGTTTGCCCGGTAAGCTCAAGCAGATTTACGCCGGACGTGCGGATAATTGCCCCGTTTGCACCGATGGCAGCGGCGTTACGGTCAAGCTCCATCGCACGTAGCATTTGGTATAACGCACGAAACTCTGTCGCTGCGATTGTGACAGCACTTGTTGGCTCGGTAGCATTTTGAGCCTTCAATTGCCGTTCACAAGCAATAAAATAACGACGAGCTTCCTTGCCCTTAGCGTTGCGTTCAACCATCGCAAGCTCTTTCGCCATATCGAGTGTAATGTAGTATTCAATGCGCCCTTGCCAATTTTCGTAAGCAGTTGATTTTTCCGCTCCATTTTTTTGTGGAGCTGCCGGTTCAACCCTTAGGTAGTCTTGCTCTTCCTGAAAGTCGTAGTCTTCGATACGAGCTTTAATCCATGTAGAGAAGTCCTGTTTGCTTCCCAGAAAAACGTGCAGTTCACGCGCCGATACTGTTTCTACAGTATTTCCGGCAAGGGTTTTGGTGTGTAAAGTGATGAGATTGTTCATAAAATACTCCAAGCTAAAAGTGGCAGGGCGGTAGCATAGCGGAGCTTGGAAACCGCTCACCCTGCCATAACCGTTTTTACTTTGCCCATGCTACTGGACGCAGGTATTATAATCGAAAAACCGGAGGATAACATGACCAACTACAAGAACTGGTTGCTGCTTGCAGGAGCGCTTGCCCTGCTGTGGGTGGGGTATGATGCAGGTAAACACGCCGGGCGTGATGAGATGAGCGCTAAAGTACGCGACGCCGAAGAACAACTTGCGACAAGCAAGCGCTTCGCGCAGGAAGCGGCAGATGCCCACGCCAAGCAGATGAGTGAGGCGAGCCGTCTGTACCAGCAGGCGAAGGCGGAAGCTGAAGAAAAGCAGCGCGAGCGGGTTGTGCGGGTGGAGAAAATTGTGGAGAAGCCCGTTTATCGCAACGACTGCATCGACAAGGAAGGGCTGGACGAGATTAACAAGGTGATTGGAGCAAACAAATGAACGAACTGAAGTGGATTGCCGAAGGACGCAAGCTCATCGGCACAGACGAAAACGTAAACACCAGCCGCGTTGTCGAAATGTGGCGCGACAGCTTCACCGCAATCGGGCAGGCCGCACGAATGAAAGAACCAGTGTGGAATCAGGCATCTACGCCGTGGTGTGGCTCGTTTGTTGCCGCCTGCCTCGCCCGTGCAGGCGTCGGCAAGCACATCCCGAAAGACTTCCCGATGGCGCGCGCGTGGGCGCGTGCAGGTGCGTCCCTCGCCAAACCCGCCTACGGTTGCGTCGTGGTCTTTACCCGCACAGGCGGAGGTCATGTGGGCTTTGTCGTCGGCAAGGATGCAAACGGTAACTTGATGGTGCTGGGCGGCAACCAGTCCAACCGTGTCTGCATCAAGCCGTTTCCCAAGTCGCGTGTGCTGGCATATCGCTGGTGTGGCGAGACGTCCGCACCAGCCGAAGGAAGGTACAACCTGCCGCTACTGGCATCGGACGGCAAGGTGAGTACGGATGAAGCATAAAGAAAGCCCCCGGTAACTCTGGGGGCTTTCTTTGTCAGATGGTGTCGTCTCGTGGTATTTCCGGTGACACATTTGAGTTCAACCGTGGACGGGTGCGGTCAAGCAACTCATAAAACTGCTCTTTGGTGTCGGACAATTCCATGAGTGTTACCACGACTGCAAGGTGTGACTGTAACTGTGTTATCCCGTGTTGTTCGGACAAAGCCTGATGCAGTTTGACCTTGGTGTCGCCCTTGATGGTTTTTAGCGCTTCTACAAGGTCAGGTGCCAGTCGGTCGTAAACAATATCCAACGTGCGCCCGGCGAAGAATAACGGGCGTTTACCTGTTTCTCCGTCTTTCGGCAGCTTCACTTTATACAGGCGGGCAAGCTGTTGGTAAAACGCCAACGGAAACTGCGCGGTATATTCCCGCAGGTTTCGGTCAAGGAGCTTGTTCAGGATGGCTGCAAGCTCGCCTCGCGCCCGTTCCTCCTGAAAACCCGTCGCATCATCAACCAGCCCGGTAAGTGCTACACCAACAAGGGCATCACGCAAAGCTGCAGCACGAATCGCACGCTGTTGTTGAGCTTCGGTCAATCCTTCCTTTCCAAGCAGCGATGCCCACATCTTGCAAGCCTCGCCAAAGACCAACACATTGTAACTCTCTACTTCCTTCCCGCCGTCCAGATAAGTAATTTTTTGAAAAAGGGCCGATTCATGTTTTACTTTAGAAAACAAATGGTTAATGACCTTATCAGCCAAAAAAACAGGTGTTTGGGCCGAACCTTCAGAAAGTTCTTTATTTTTCAATCTTTTAGCCGCACCTGTTACCGCAGAACCGCTTCCATATATGGCTGTCAGAATGCCGTACTCGGTAACAACCCGTGTTTTTTCTTTTGTCACCGGGTCTTCTACCACGGCACAGGGTATTTTTACACTCCCCAAGACAAGCGGGTCTCTTTTGCGATATACTCTCGGAAGCAACGCTTTGCGCCGTTTCGCCTCGGTCATCATCGCTGCGTGCGCCTTGCGTTGCTCAGGTGTCCGACGGGACTGGGTGATTTTTCCACCGACTGTTTTTTCGGTCATTTGAAACTCCTTATGGTAAAACAAAAAGCGCAGACTAACCTCTGCGCTTCTAGTATAACAAGGACTACAAAATGAACAAGCTATTTTGTTTGGCTATGCTTACTCTAACCGCCTGCACCCGTGTTACCGTACCCTACCTCGCCCACGAACCGCCTGCCGACCTGACCCAGCCCTGCCCGCAACTGCAACCGCTTGCAGGCATGACGGGTGCTGACATGACCCGCTGGATAATTGAGACCGCTCATTTGTACGTCGATTGCAAGGCACGGCATGAAGCGCTGGTTGCGGCGACACGGGTGCAGGGCGAGACAACAAGGTATGAGTGGAAGTAGGGTATTGAGGTTTTATGTTATTCGGACAAGAGACAAGACCAGCCACAGATTTTCTGCCACGCATCCGCGCACACGTTGAGGGCGCAGACGAGGAAATGCTGCAAGTGCTGGCGATGGATGCAATCATCCAGTTTGTGCGCGACAGTCAGATTCTTTCGGAAATCATCTGTGTAACGGTAGAGCCGTGCATTGACAGCTACAAGCTGCACACCCGGCTTCGCCCTTACGAGGTGCTGGCGCTGCGGATATTTCAGCACGGTCGGCAGATTTCCTTTCACGACTTCCCGGCATGGGTGGAGCGGGATTTCAAAACGCTCTACATTGACCAACAGGTGTGCCAGCCGGGGATGCAGATTGAAGTGGAGCTGTCTGTTGTGCCGGAGCGCGACAGCGACGAAGTGCCAGCAGTCATTTATGAAGACTGGGTTGAGCCGGTAGTTGCCTACACCCTTGCGCGGCTTTACCGGCAAGTGGAGAACCAGTGGTACAACAACCCGGCGGCAGAAGAACAGTTGCGTATTTATCAGGAGTTCGTCAGAAAGGCGAACATCAACCGGGTGACGAAGAACAAGCCATTGCAGATGCGACTTGCAGCGCGGCGTGGTTTGTGACCCATAAAACACAAAAAATGAGCCACAAAATAATTTGTGGCTCATTTCGTATGCACAACCCTACGCCTCACGGGCGCTTGTTGCCTCCCGCACGGCTTTCGCCCACTTGATATGCGGTACGAACCTGGCAGGAATCTCGACGGCTCCTCCCGTGGCCGGGTTGCGGGCGAGACGACTCTCACGCCGTACCGCGCCAATCTTGCCGAAGTAGTGCAGCTCAACCGTGGTGCCTTCGGCGAGGCTTTCCTTGATGACTTCCAGCATCTCGGTTATCACCTGCTCGGCTACCTTTTTGGTAACGCCTGTACGCTCGGCGATGATGCCTGCAACGTCTGACTTGCGCAGGAAATGCTCCTGCTTTTGCTCGTTTTTCATGGATAACTCCTTAGTTTATGGACAGGTCTTCCCGCTCCGTTTCTTCCGGTATCGGGACGTTCACAACGACACACGCGATGGTGCCGTTGCCTCGCGCGACGGTTTCCCGCGCAAGTTCGATTTTCGCCTCTTTGGCGTTGTATTTCTTCCGCAGCATCCGCATGAAGTCGGAATACACATATCCGTTCTCCTTGCACCACAGGCGCAGGGCTTTTGCCGATATGACCGCACGCTGCTCCAGCCGCTCGTACCTGACGGTAATCTCGCGTCCGTTGGGCATCTTGCGCACATAATTGACGTCGTTGAGATAACCCTTAGTCGGCACGTCGGGCATCTCCGGCGGGCGGTGAGTGGATTCGACCACAAGGCGGTTCGGCTCGTGTTCGGAGAGGAACTGCTCCAGCAAGGTACTTTGGTCCACGACGTGCAGACCGAGGTTGTAGTGGTTGGCTGCAATCAGGTCAGTCAGGTAAAGGTACAACCGGTCAAGGTCGTAATCCACCAGCCCAAGCTCCTTGGCGATGGTGATGCCAACCATCATGCGGGTCGCCATGTACGTCCAAAACCGGTACTGGATGGTCATGCCCGTATCCTTGCGTACCCGTTTCTCCATTTGGTACAGCCGCTCCTCCACTTCCTCCATGTGCGTGGTCAGGTAGCGAATAAACATCTCGCCTGCCATGCCGTAGTGCTTCGGCAGCTTGCGAATAAGCCGCTCGCTGGCTTCAAAATCCTCGCCCTGCATCAGGCTCGAGATGGGCGTTACCTTCACCTCCAGTACCCGGCTCATCTGCGCGCTGGCGTCCTTGCTGTGGTTGGCGAGGTTGGCAATCATGCTGTCGTTGGCGCTCATGACTGGCAGGCATGACCAATAAGTGGAGTTGAGCTGCAACATCTCGCCTCCCTGTGCCATCTTGTCCTTGCCCCGCCCTTGCGTGATTTGGTAGCACAGTTCGGACGCCTCGCTGGGTATCAGATTGGTCATCTCGTCAAAGCCTGCGGCGATACTGTTCATGATGCCCAGCTTGGCAAGACGGGCGATGTAAGTGTCGTCCTTGTTAATCATCAGTCCGGTGCGTGGCGACGGGTCGCCGAAGACGCTCACACCCAGCGAGAGTGCCGCCGACTTGCCTGCACCCATCTCGCCGGTCAGAAACATCAGCGCAGCGGATTCTGCCGCGCCCATGCTCATCAACGGCGAGGCGAAAGCGGCTGCAAGCGTCAGTTGCCCCCACTCAAGTCCCTTGCGGTTATAGACGTTTGCAATCTGCTTCCACACTTCCAGTTCACCACGAGGGACAGTCAAACGGCTCATGCGTGCCGCCTTTCCCTTCGGTGCAATCTCCACTACCTGCCCACTGGTCTTGTACAATCTGTTGCCCAGCAGGAAGTGCGTGTGGTGTTCGTCCCAGCCCAACTGGTCGCTCACCGTGGTTTCCTCAAGCGTGGGTTCGGTTTGTTTCAACAGGTCAATCAGCATGGCTGCCATCCATTTTCGTTCTTTCTCCTGTAACAGGAAGCCGACTGAACCCAAGTGCGCACCCAGCCCTGTTCCCATCAGCGTCTCGCCGGAAATCTCGACGTCATCCCAGCCGCCAAGGCGGTGCTTGCGGAAGATGTAGCTTAACTGCAACTCGCCCTTCGGGTTCATGCCACGCACGCGCTGCACCGGGTAAACCGGGTACTCGTAAACTTGCTGCCAGTACTTGTCGCCGTTGCGGTCAGGAATAAAGACAAAACAGCCCGTGGTATCCACCCGCGAGAATTTGGTCTGAATCGAGGGTATTTGCGGCGCCTCCGGCTCGCTCGCGGCTTCCGTGTCTTCCCCCATGTCGTCGGCAGGGGCAGCGGCTTCCGTCGTCTCTACGGGCTTCTCCTGCGTTTTTCCCTTCTCGTACTGCTCGCGCAACAAGGGTGCGTCCGGTATGGCGATGGGCGAGTTGATTCTGCCCGCAAACACACAGCCTGCACACGCCTCCGGACGGTATTTGGCAAACGTCTCGCAGCGCATCGGTGGCATATCGTTGGCTTCCAGCCACGCAAATTTTTCGTCGATGCTGTATTCCGTGTGCCACTTGGGGTTGGTGCAAAGACGCTCCGCCATCTCGCGCCCGCCCTTGCAGTGACGCAGCACGGACAGGGCGGCGCGCCACTCCGGCTCGCGCCCGTCGTTCATGGTGCGAATCTGCCTGCATCCGGCAACAACCACTTCGGCGTCCTTTTCCGGGTACACCTCCGGCGCTGCCTGAAACCAGTCCATTAGGTTTGCAGGTGCTTCAATCTTGCCAATATAGCTTGGCAGGGTGTCCGGGTTGATGGTGGGTAGTGCCAGCGGTTGCGGCTTGTTGCTTGTCGCTTTCAGCGGCTCGTATTTGCCCAGTAGCGTCTTGTAAAAGGCGTTGCTGCGTGCTTCTCCCGCCACGCGCACTTCCACAAGGTCGGCGTGGTCGCCCGCGATATAACCCTTCATGTTCCATGTGCCGGGCAGGCGCAGGATGCGGACAGCATCCGTGGTCGGCATCGGGTCGGCCTTCAGCCCGTGTTGTGCGCACGCCGCCTGCAAGCGGCTGGCGAGGTAAAACCAGTCGCCTGCTTCCACCTCGTCCGTGAGCGTCCAGTAAACGTGCAGTCCGTTGCGCCCGGAGTTCACCACCCACGGGCAAGGCATCCCGGCATCCTTGCAGAACGCCAGCAGGGCGGTGAGCGCTTCCTTGCGGTTGGTGTAGGGCTTGCCAGCACCCGCGTCGATGTCCAGCCACAAGCTGCGCACGGCACGAACGTTTGTCCGCACCCGCAGTTGCTGTTTCTCGCCAGCGGGTGTCTGCACCGTGTGCCAGCCTTGGCGGAAAGCGGCGAGGGCAAACCACACGTCCTTGGGCTGGTTGTAGCACTCGACGGAAATGCGCACGAGGTCTTCCACAAAGCCCACCGCTTGCTGGTTCATGC